GAGGTAAATTATGCCTGCAATGGCTAATATCCTGCTCCGTTCCGATGTGGATGGAACAACTGACCACATCTTTTGTCCTGTTAAGGATGTCCCGTTCCCGGCTTGGCGTGAAAACGTCAGCGGGGTACCGATCGTCGGCCAAGGCCGGCTAGAGGTGCAGAACGAGACCCTTAAGGACAACAGCGTCCGGGTCAACTTCAAGATCACCAAACCAATCATGGAGGTGATCCCGTCCGGTACCGTTAACTCCTCCGGTGTTCAAGCTGGGCCTGCCGTCGCTGACACGGAATTCGTGTCTGTGACGTTCAAGCTCAGCCCCCGGGGAACGAACGATACTCGTGCAGAGCTGCTTCGTATGGTTTCGCACCTGCTATGCGGCGCGGGCAGTACCACTGGAGCCGGCTTTGCGCCGTCTTCCGCGGGTGCTCACGCCTACCGCGATGCGGCCGTCGATAAATCTGCTCTGTACGCAATCAGCAATCTCCTCTTCCCTGGCGCGTGATGCGTTGAGGCGAGGATCTGATTGGGAACTGACTAAGCTTCAAAAGGAGGCTGTATGCAAAAGGCAGGTTGGTTGGACTATCACTCGTATGACGAGAGTATTGGGCTCCTTAAAGAGTTCGCTCTGGCGCACGCGTCGCTGGCTGGTAGGTTCCAAGTTTCGCTCAGTCGTATTATTTCTGAGTCTGCTTGGGATCAGCTGCTTGGCTTCGAACTTGATTACCGGGACTCCGATGATCCCCTGTCTCTTTACCATGCTCGGCAGGCTCTAAGCTTCTTTCAGAAGTTCGAGCCCCTTCGCTGGACTGGTAGTAAAGACAAGGAGAAAGCGGCGTTCCGGTCATTCGTGCAATCCGAAGGTACCTGCTCCCGCGTTAACCAGCGTTTTTGCAACTACCGGCTCGGTACCCCCATGGGGTATCCGTACGACGTCATCCTGACGGACGCACGAGAAAAGATCCGGAAAGTGCTTGACGCTGCTCCCGCTTTAGAGCAGTTGGAATTTACCTTCGGTCCAGGGTCGACAGTTTCAACGAAAAAGAAGGAGGCGTGCTTTAGAGTAAAGCTTGGCGCTCCACCTGAGTGTAGTTCCGAACTGATGCAGTTTGTCGATCGTTTCTTATCGCAGCTGCCGCTCTATACGCTACTCCACGCAGACGAAGTCGGCTTAGACTTTGCCGATGTTTACGTGGCAAGGGTGTTCGGGCGTTTACAGTTCGTACCCAAAGACGCAAAGAAGTTCCGTACGATCATTGTCGAACCCGGTTTAAACGTCCTGTTCCAACAGGGCTTGGGCAAGGCAATACGGAAGCGTCTGAAGAAGGCTGGGATAGATCTTAGCACGCAAGAGCGTAATCGTGCCCTTGCGAAGCTAGGTAGCGAAAATAACTCTATAGCTACTGTTGATTTCTCCTCGGCCAGCGACAACATTGCTTCACAGTTGGTCGCTTTCCTGCTGCCAGATGACTGGCTGACCTTGCTTTCATTAGCAAGAACCGGCCAGGTCGAGTACGAAGGGATTATCCATAAACTCGAGAAGTTTTCGACAATGGGTAATAGTTTTACCTTCGAGCTCGAAAGCCTGATTTTTTGGGCTTTAGCGTGGGCTTGCCTACGCCATCTGGGACTCTCTCAACGCTTGCTTAGTATCTTCGGGGATGATTTGATAATCCCTTCGGATGCGTACAGCTTGTGCGAATTGGTGTTCGCCTTCTGCGGCTTCACGATCAACGATCGGAAGAGTTTCAGGAGCGGCCCGTTCAGAGAGAGTTGCGGTGGTGATTTCTTCAAGGGATTGGATATCCGGCCTTACTATCAGAAAACGTTAGTAAGTCCGGAGACTCTCTTCTCGCTCCACAACTACTACATGCGATCCGGTGAGTTGGATTTCGCCAAAGTCGTGCGTAGCAAGCTGCACCCAGACCTAATCATCTTTGGTCCAGATGGTTACGGCGATGGTCACCTCATCGGTGACTGGACTCCATTGCGCAAAAAGGTCAAAATAACGGCCGTCGACGCAAAAGGTAGACGCAAAGTTGAACGCGTTTTTCCTTCGGAGTTGGGTTGGAGTGGAGGCTTTTTCTACTCATACCGTCATGTCCAGGCTCGTGATGAGCGGCGACATGCCGGTGATGAGCTTCTCCCGGCCTATAGCATCTATGCTAGAGGCGAAGGGGATAACCAAAAACAGCCGCATAGCCCACAAGGCCAATGTGACTGGGCAGATCCTAAATACTTCGTTGTACCAGGATCTGTCGGTTACGAAAAAGTTCCGATCTACACACAGCGGCTAGGGATCTTCCTCTAGTCGTAACATGAAACACGACCGAC